AAGTTGCTGACGGTTCCTTGTACGGAAGCGGCAAAAGGTTGGCTGCAAGGTCGCCGCCCGGTGCATCGACATCACGCCATTCGCCGGGTTGAATCGGAGTTTGGTCCTCGATCCTCAGACCTCGGGCTTTGAAGCCAGCTGGAAGGTTTGCAAGAGTTCCTGCATCCACAAGCTGACGAAGTATTGAGGTAGATGCGCGACTGAGATTGCCCAGAAGATGAACGAGTCCAAATCCATAGAACCCAAGTCCGGGGAGAAACTTGTAGTGTACAAAGAACTGGCGCTTGATTTTCTTGGGGTCATCTTCATTCCAGTTCCGACGAATTGACAGAACCTGAAGCGATGTCTTTTCGTAGGTTACAATGTAAGGGATTTGAAGGCCCGTCTCTGCGCCGTTCTCGTCCTTGTCCTCAAAGCCTTCAATATCAAGATAGCAGTGGCACTCATGCAGAGTGTATTCGTTTGGCTCTACAGGATCATCAATACCAGTCGTGCGGTTAATCTGTTCTTGGATCTCGTCCTTGCCGCCGGTCCACGGCTTGCCAAGCGTGATGTCACGGTAGAAGCCATTCACCTGAAGACGCTTCAGCTCGTTCGGTGAATACTTCAAGACATGCGTGACACGCTCCGATGTCAGCAAATCTCTTGCAGCATATGGAACGATCAAATCTTTAGGCTGAACATACGGGCTCGTCGCACGTCCAAGATATTCATCATAGTAAACTTTCTTGAACATCGAGCCGCCGTATCCCAAGAAATACAGCATTTGATCAAAGTCAGGGTCATACTCTTCCATGACCTGCGTGATCTGATAGTTCATGAACGTCTTGACGCGCTCGGCTTGTTGTTCCTTTTCAGGCGTCACCTTGCCAATGATGGCCGTTCTTACAGGGCCACCCGACGGTAACATTTCCTTGTATGCCTGAGCTTGGAACTGCGTAACCGCCTCATTCAAGATTGGGTGTGTCACGCCGGTTGCGCCGTCAAACGGCTCAGTCCGCTCTTCATAGTTCAAGCCAAGAAGGACCATGCCCTTCTCGTACATATGCTTCCATTCCTCACGACCGCGATCATCTTCCGTGATCAGATCGTCCAGATCCTTTACAATCTTTTGCAAGACCTTTTCAGGAAGATGCTCCGCAAGATTTTCGGAGAACTCTACCTCAATCTCCGCATCTTCTTCGCCCTCAAGTTCAGGCGCATTCTCAGGCGAATCTTCGATCTCGGCAAACGGGTCCTTGTGCTCTGCGTCCCCCATCGCATCGTCTCGCATACCGTCAAGGGTACCAGAGTGTATTGAAGTTTCTACGTTGTTGAAGGGGGACTGAGCCATCAGTAATAAATCCTTTTAACTTCCCGTTCGACACGCTCGACGACCAGATCCTCAGGATGCGTAAGAAACCCACCCTGCCTGAACCGCATCAGAGCCTGTGTCGCAGAGTCACAGTGGTCATCATGTTCCCCGAATGGGAACGCTGCCATTTCCTCTATGACCTCTTCAGCCCAAGCCGTTTCAGGATACCACACCAGACCTGCTTCGAATAGTGGGGCCACAGAGTTCATGCGAGCGTGTTTATCATTCCCACGGCTCGGTGTAAAATTTACCACCGGAATGCCCGAGGACCGAAGTTCTTGAGTCAAGGGTATCCCAGCCGCCTTGGCTTCGACCAAGATTACCTCAGGGTCCCAATACTTTGACTCCTCATACGCAATCCGTTTCAGGTCGGGGAACTCCCACCGACCTTTCTTGGCGTCCAACAGGATTACGTTTGGTGGCGCGTCTTCCCTTGGATAGAAGACGCCCCATGTCTGGATAGACGTAAAGTCGGCGGTTCTGGTCTTCAAGAACGCCGTATCATAACTTTGCATGACATAATGCAGACGGGGGATGTCTTCCTTCTTCCAAGGCTTCCACCACTCGCGTTTAATAATTGCCGCCGTGTCAGACGTCGGCTTCTGCATGTACTGGGCATTCCACTGTGTCAGCGGAATAGAAGCCTTGATCTTCTCAAGCTCCTCGATCTTCCAGTATTCCGGCCAAAGCGCCGCCCCGCTGTCCAAAATTGCAGGAAGCTCAATGACTTCCCACTGGTCAGCCTTGGGGTCTCTTGCGGCCTGCTTCAAAAGTCTTGCGGTGAGGTCGTTCTCGCCCCACCGTGTCATGACAAGAATGATCGCCCCACCCGGCTGCAAACGCTGACGAGGGCCTGAAGTATACCAGTCCCACGCATTTTCCAGCGCCGTAGGTGACATCGCATCTTGTTCTGAATGGGGATCGTCCACGATAAAGAGATCAGCACCGCGACCTGCAATATTACCGCCCACGCCCGCAGCGTAGTATTCACCGCCATCATCCGTCTCCCAGCGATATGCCGCCTTTGAGTCAGACCGCAGTCGAACATCAAAGAGCCCCTGATATTCCTTTGTTTCCATAAGGTTCTTGACCTTACGCCCAAACCGGATCGACAGGTCCGCCGTGTGAGTGGCCTGCATGATCTTCATGTTTGGCTTCTTGCCAATCATCCAAGCAGGGAACAAGAAGCTGGCAAACTCGGACTTTGTATGACGCGGAGGCATGTTGATGATCAGACGCTTGAGTTTACCTGATGCCACCTCTTCAAGCTTCTCGGCCACCATCTTATGATGCCTGCCGCCAATGAATGACGGCCACATCATCTTAACAAAATCCATAAAGTTATCTTTGGTCTTGTCGTTCTTATTTAGTTCCCCCAGTCTGCCACCAAGCTGGAGAAGCCGTTTTCTTGCAGCCTCTATATCACCGCTCATTATTTTTTCCGCCAAGCTCTATTCTTAGACTGTGACATGACACGAAGGTTTGATCTTGAATTGCCGCCGCCAGAACGCACAGGCTTAATGTGATCGACATCCTTGCCGTCGCCCTTGCTTACAAGGCCCGCTTTAGCTAATTTGGCCCGCGCTTGGTTACGTATAGTCCGCTTTTTGACGTTTTCAGGGGTAGCATTATAACCCCGGTCCATCTTGCGGATTTGAGATGGGGTACGATGGGATGAAGGATCGCGCTTCTCATGTTTCATATGAAACACCTTGCGGTTGGAAATCCAAGATAGATGCTTCCTTATACGACATTGCACGGTTCTTCAGCAAGGTAGACGTCGGTAAGGCAGAAGAATGCTGGGAATGGCGTGGTCGGAAGACCAGTGGTGGATATGGTGAAATATCCATTAAAGGGGTCAAATACGCAACCCACAGGTTCAGCCTGTCCCTTGTAGTGGGTCCATTAACCGATCCAAATGTTGTGGTCCGCCACAAATGCGACAACCGACGTTGTGTCAATCCAAACCACCTAGAGACCGGTAGCCATCAGGAGAACATGGCTGACAGACAGCTTCGTGACAGAACCGCCCGAGGACAACATAATGGTCGGGCAAAGATAACAGAAGATGACGTCCGAAGGATAAGAGCCGACACCCGCATAGCAGGAGAGATAGCAAAAGAATACGGGATTACAGAAACTGCCGTCCGGTTTATCCGAAAACGCCAGACGTGGGGTCACGTCAGTGATAGTCCTCTAGATCCACATCAATAATCGGTTCGTCAAAGTCCTCGTCGTATTCCACGCCGCCGACCTCAACCACCGTGTCACCTTCTTCCATCAGTACAGGCTCACTGAAGGCCTCATAGAACTTATTCAGCTCCTCCTCCAGATCTTCGACCGTGGAGCCGACCGGCGCTACGCTGTCCTTGGACCAGTACTCAATTTCGTCGTCCTCGTTGTAATAGACCTCTTTGACAACATAAAGGTCCTCTTCCAAGGCGCTGGCGCTGGGGATGAGAAACACTCGGTAGTTCCATGTCATGACAGCCTCCTGATTTGGTTTTTTATACTACCACGGGGGGCCGGGGGACCCAAAGCCGTTTTGCTCGTAGGGGGGTCAGCGGACTTTTTTGCGTTGCTCACATACCGTGAAAAATCGGGATTATAGGACAATCGCTGCGAACGCGGGCCCGATTTAGGGGGTCCGAGGTCCGTGTCACGATGTCATTTGTCACCTGACATT